CAAGAAGGACCGGAAGATGATGACGATTTACACGGCGATTTTCCAGACCCGGATCCTGAAGGACCACAGAAGTAATGAATTTAGTGCTTGACAAGCTATACGAGTTAGTGTATAATGAGTACTTAATAAGGAATTTGTCTATGGAATACCATTATAATGCGATAGACCATAGCAAGTTGTCAGACAAGACATTAAAATCAAACTTGAAAAGGAGGTTAAACAATTATGTTTAACATTTTTAAATTATCTAAAGGAGATAAAACTATGGCTAGAACTAAGCTATCAAAAACAGAAAAGATTAGAAATCTTTTCAACAAAGGTTCAGATGTTTCTTGGAAACAATTGAGAAACACATACGACCTTAAATCACCGGCTGCAATGGTTGGTAAATTAAGAAACGAAGGTTTAATGATTTATGAAAATAGGTCATCTAAAGGCGTTTCATATAGAGTTGGTACACCATCAAAAGCAGTAATCGCTGCTGGTATCAATGCTGTATTCGGCAAACAAGTCGCTTACACAGCATAATGAACTCAATAGTAAGATTACCTAGCGGGATGCTTACATAGAGTTGTGTGAGGCGAGGAAAGCGAGAGTGGAACTCGCCTCCACATTTTAACTTAAAAAGGAATATATGACAGACGATAATTCAGTTGACAAATCTTTTGAGAATGAAGTACCAGCACCTAGTCCTATGGTGCAGATACCATTAAAAGAATATGATAAACTAAAAGAGAAACAGCATTACATAACAGATAAAACATTAATTGAATACATTGACAAGGTAGAATTTTTTGTAAAAGAATTGAGAAAACATATAGTAAGGACGGATATATAAATGGCAAAAATGAGAATATTTAAGTTTTGGAATGAAGCAGGTGACGAAAAAGAAAAAGAAGCAATGAGTTTGAAGAAGGCAACTATGTCTGTTCAAAACGACTTCAAAGACAGAATGATAAGTGTTGAATATATCAGTAAAAAAGGTAAAGAAATGTGTCATAGTATTATGATACCTATTGGTAGAAAAGTAAGACAAGCTCTTAAAATAGAAAAGAAGAGAGCAGCTGCAAAAGCAAAATTAGAAGCAAGTAGAAGAAGTGCATAATGATTATAGTTGATTTACACCAAGTGCTTATTAGTAATCTGATGGCACAAATGAGTAGAGTATCTTACCAGAAAGGCAATCAACAAGGTATTGCCAACAAAGAAATGGTTAGATATATGGTATGTAATTCAATTAAAGGATACATTAGAAAGTTTAGTAGTGAATACGGAAAAGATTTAGTACTTGCTTGTGATAGTGGTAATCCTTGGAGACGAGACTTCTTTCCTCAATACAAAGCAAGTCGTAAGACAAGTAGAGAAGAGAGTACAAACGATTGGGATAACCTATTTAATCTCATATGGGAAATCAAAGAAGAATTAAAAGAGAACTTTCCTTACAAAGTAATCGCTATTGACAATGCAGAAGCAGATGATATTATCGCTACCATTGTTAAAATGCAGACAGAAGACAAGTATCTAATTATATCAGGCGATAAAGACTTCAAACAATTACAGAAGTATAGTAATGTAAGTCAATATAGTCCAATACAGAAACATATGGTTGTTGAAGATAATCCAACTAGATACTTACACGAACAGATTATCAAAGGCGATAGGTCAGACGGAATACCTAATATCCTATCAGCAGATGATGTCTTTATTACAAAGACAAAACAAAGTCCTATTACAAAGAAGAAACTAGAAGAGTGGTCGCAGATTGACGATATACCACTAGGTTCAGAAACAAAGAAATATTACAATAGGAATAAGAAGTTGATAGACCTAGACCAGATACCTAACGCTATGGTAGAATCTATTATAAATAGCTATAACGACTATGAAGTACCAAGTAGGTCCAAACTACTACCTTACTTTATAGATAATAAACTGAAATCGTTGATTGAACACATTAATGATTTTTAATATTGCAATATTAAGAGGAAAATGAAATGGCAAATGAAAATATAAATCAAAGTATGAAAATGGCAGCAATGTCTTCTTCATCTATGGCTCTCACTTACCACGAAATCCTAACTAAAGTTAACAATGCAAAAGACAAGGCAAAGAAGACAGAAATCCTACGCCAGTATGATAGTGTCTCTTTGAGACAAATACTAAAAGGTGCATTTGACCCGAAAATACAATGGGACTTACCAAAAGGTAACCCACCATATCTTCCAAATGAAGCGCCTGTAGGTACTGAACACACTTTCCTTGATTCCGAAGCAAAGAGACTTTGGCATTTCGTAAAAGGTGCAGACCAAAATCTATCCAAAGTAAAAAAAGAAACTTTGTTTATTCAAATTTTAGAAGGTTTACATCAAACAGAAGCAGAATTGCTTATTGCTGTAAAAGAGAAGAAGTTAAATAATATGTACAAAGGTCTAACGGCTAATCTTGTAAAAGAAGCGTTTGGGTGGAATGACGATTTTGTTAAGCTAGAAGCATAACAATACAACGGTTTTAGGGTATTTTCCATACTAAAAATACCCATATTTCCCCAAAATAAGCTCATTTTTTGCTTGACAATGTACCTAGGAAGTGATAGAATAAATAATATTAATGATTGAGAAAGGTATATAATGAAAAGCTTGATAAAAACGATAGTATATGTACTTGCATTTTTGTATTTGTCTGGTGTAGCATTACACTTAACTATGCAGAAAGCAAAGGCAGATGACTATGTTGTGGCGACTAGTGCCCACATCATAAAAGAAACGGTTAACGGTAACATTGACCATAGTGCTGTGTTGAAGTCTGAACTTGAAAGATTAACACACTCAATGGCAATAGAAATGACTTTTGTATTACAGAAGCATTTACCAAATATATTAGAGAGCATTGCTTCTGATATTAGAGTTAACGGTATAGATAAAGTGTACAAAGAAAGTCAAACAAAGGAGTAGTATGTTAGAAAACTTAATTTACTCAATGGCTGACTTGGTTTCTCTTATGAAGACCTTGGCGCCGATTGAACTATGGGTGATTATACTTGGTGGTATAACATCATTTTTGATTATGGAGTATAGTGATAGAAAAAGACAAAGAGACGAAAAAATCAAAAGATAGGGAGAACAAACACCAGTGCCGAAAGAAACTAAACCTAAATCAGTTAGGTATGCAACTTTAAAGAAGAGAGTAAAGGCAGAATATGAGCATACTAGACAATACAAGACTACCTATAAAGACATTAAGAAAGTCTTTCAATGGATAAATGAGGCAGTCTTTGACGCCAAACTTGCACCGTTTAATGAGATAACGATACGAGATTTGAGACCGATAAAATGTTTTGGTCAGGTTACACAATGGGAGTGGAAAAGAAAAGGTACACAATCGTTTCATTTAGAAATGGCAGACAAGTATAAGAATAAAAAAGAATTCATTAGTACATTGGCACACGAAATGGTCCATTTGTATCAAATGAGAAACGCAGGAGATAGTGGTAATCATAATGCTCTATTCTATTCATTTAAGAAACCAATGAGTAGAGCAGGCATAGATATGATTTAAACTAATATAACATTATGGTGAGAAAAGTGAAAATAGACTACAAAGAGAAAATGCGTATAACTAAATTATGGACTAAAAGAGTATTAGGTGTATCAATGTTATTTTTAATAACATATGTAATAGGTACATTTAATCCTAATACACACTCTACAAACAAATTAGCAAAAGAATACGAAACAAAATACCTAGAACGACTAAAAGAGTTAGATTTAAGAGAACCAGAATTTACATACAAAAATGATATACAATTTGTTAGGGCAACTCATAAATGTATTGACTTCTTAAACTTCTCACAACCAGATGTGTTTAGAGTACCATACGAAATGATAACAGCACAGGCTGCTTTAGAGAGTGGTTGGGGTACAAGTAGATTTGCAGTTGACGGTAATAATCTATTCGGTATTAGAGTATTCAACAAAGACTATCCACATATGTTACCATTAGGTATGCCAAAGTGGAAAGGTTGGGGTGTAAGAATATTTGCTACGAAGTGTGAAAGTGTAAAAGAATATGTTAGGTTGATGAATGAACATACAGCCTATGAGAAATTCCGTAAGTTGAGACTAAAACAACTTGCAGAAGACGGCGAAATGGATCCAATAGAGTTAATTAAGACATTGGATAAATTTAGCACAACGCCTGATTATGCAGCTCGTGTAATCAGTATTATTAAAAAAGTGAGAAAATTAGAGGAGAGTAAATAATGGCACGACCAAACAATTGGGAAGACGAAAGTTATAATAATATCAAAGAAGATAACAGACCGTATATGGATCCGTATCTGAAAGATATGATTGAGAAAGCATTTAAAATTTTTGATACATTGCAGAAAGGTAAAGCAAAAGTCTACTTCACAGGTTTCTGGGCAGCAGATGTAATGCGTTGTTTTCCTGGTAGGCAATCAAATAAAATATTTAAGAAAATGCAAGTAGCATTAAACAGAAGTGACCTACAATTCTTTCAAAAGAAGTTAGAGTATGTAGAAGGCTTTGAATATATAGTAAAGAGAAAGTAATATGGGTATATTAGCATTTTTATAAGCGATTAGTATATCAAGCGTAGCTGCTTTGTATAGTATATTAGGACTTGCAGCCATTTTTAGTGGTGCAAAGATACCTATTATGATTATGGGTGGTGTGTTAGAGGTAGGTAAACTTGTTACCGCCTCTTGGTTATATCAAAACTGGAAGAACAAAGACTTACCTATAACAATTAAATACTACTTGACAACTTCTGTAGTTGTGTTAGTGTTTGTTACCTCTATGGGTATATTCGGTTATCTATCAAAGGCACACCTAGACCAGGTTGTACCTACTTCATCTAATACAGCGAAAGTTGAATTGATTGATAAACGAATACTACAAGAAGAACGAATAATAGAACGAGCAGAAAATACCTTATTGCAGTTAGATAAATCTATTGAAGTATATCTAAAGAATGACTATGCGACAAGAGGTTTAAGAGAACGAAGAAAACAAGAAGAAGAAAGAAACGAACTTAAACTTACAATAGATACAGCGATGACTAACATAGACAAATATATGTTAGAGAAGAATACATTTGAATTAGAACAATCAAAAATAGAAGCAGAAGTAGGTCCTCTAAAATATATTGCTGAACTGATATATGGAGACAATGCAAAAGACCACTTTGATGAAGCCGTAAGGTGGGTAATCATTGTATTGATATTTGTATTTGACCCTCTTGCAGTATTACTATTGATTGCAGCCAACATATCTCTAGCACAATGGTCTTCAGGTAGAAAGAAGAAAAAAGACATATCATTGAGACAACTTGATTTGAAACTTGCAAAAGAGAATGCTAAACATAAAGAAGCAAAGAAACAGATTGACAACTATAAAGACTTCTTTACGAAGTTAGCAGGTAAACAATTATCAAATGAAGACTATGAGAAGTTTTTTAAGATACTAGGTCATAAAGAATTAAGAGAAATGGGTCTGGATCCTGATGAGATTCGTATTAAAATGGACCAAGTATTAGACTGGAATGCTACCGAAGTAAAGGAAATGCCTTCAAAAAACGACAAAACATTAGTGAAATCAATGCTTGACAAAGATAACTAGGAGTGATATAATATGACTATGATTTACACAAAAAAGAGACAAGAAGAACTTGTCGCAAATGCAGCTAAAATGATGAACAATGCTACCAATAAATGGGCAACTATGTTCTGGACTGGCGTCTGGAAACAATTGTGTATTAAATTCGGAAAGGTTAACTAGTGAATATATTTGTATTAGATAAAGACCCTGTAATTGCAGCCAAGATGAGTTGTG